AGTAGTTGAGTTTGCATCCCCATTTAAAATGTCTGTTACTAAAGCGTTTAATTGAGTTTGAGCATCAGCTGAAGCCGCTACTAGGTCATTGATGCCTAGAAGGTTGCCTAGAGTCTCAAGAGCTTTAGCAACATACACCAAATCTTGTGCGGTGTAGCTAGCTGCTGAAAGGGATGATGTAATCTCGGATTTGACCGCATCAATTTGCGTATTTAACGCTGCATAGTTTGGCATCAGTTATCTCCATTCAGGGCATTATTGCCCTTCAAGTTAGTATAGATGAATATTTTAATTTGTAACCCCTAATTTGTAGAATAATCGGTTGGAGCAAAGATATTTAAACCTAGCCAACGGTCATCCCTGATTAGATTTAGAGCCGCGGTAAGGTTACCGGAAGCACTAACCGCTTGAATTGCTGTATCCCTAGCTGTATTTATATCGGATATAGCTCCAGAAAGCGTTGAAGACGCTGAACTGGATATAGCTGTAATAGCGTCGCTTTGAGCAGAGGTAATAGCCGAGGTTGCTGTGCTTGCTGCTGTAGTTATTTGTGAAAGACTTGTTGTAACTAAATCAATAATATCTTGAGTATTAGTTTCTCCAAGTTCTTCTAAAAGACCTTCAATCTCTTCAATAAGCGGTTCAGCAACGTTGTTAAAATCAGTAATAGCAGTTGATGATGCAGTATTTAGGTTTGTAGTAGCGGTAGCAATAATGGCATCAAAATCTTCTTCTGCATCTTCTACTCCCTGATTAAGGGTAGCAATAGCAGCATTTGCAGAGTTGGTCACTTGACCTTGTTGGTATGTTCCTTCAGCAATAACTCTTGTTAAAGCTAGATTTGCAACAGCGGCTTCAAGAGCCTTCATTTGAATTAGAAGGTCTTTATTATCAATGTTAGTAGCTACGGACTCTACTTTGGCTGTAATAATAGCCTCTAAAGCAGAGAAGTCGGGATTAATTGGCACTAATGTCTCCTTACAAAGCCGCTAAAGCTACTGCTTCAATAAACGCAACATCAGAAATGATGCGCACTTCTTCTGATTCTTCATCAAAGGTTACTGTAAGGCCTTGATGATTATCATGGTTAAAGGCAGAAAATATTACTGGAAGAATTTCTTGAATAGGGCCAGCTGGACCTGTGGGTCCTGTAGGACCTAGCGGAGCCGCACCAACTTCTATCCAGTAATTATCATACCAAATATAAGCAGAACCGTCTGCGGGATTAAACCAAGCGTCTCCATTTGCAGCACCTACCGGTGGTGTTTCGCTAGAATACGCAAACGCACCTGTAGGTCCTGTTGGACCAGTAACATCTGATGCAGCACCTGTTGCTCCAGTTGGTCCCGTAGGTCCTGTTGGACCAGTAACATCTGATGCAGCACCTGTTGCTCCAGTTGGTCCTACTTCTCCTTGCGGACCTGTTGGTCCTGTAGGACCAGATTCTCCTTCAAGTCCAGTTAAACCTTGCTCACCTTGCGGACCCGTTGGACCTGTTGGTCCAACCTCACCTTGCGGACCTGTTGGTCCTGTTTCTCCTGCAGCACCTAAAAATACTTGCCAGTAGGGACTTCCTTCATATGGAGGATATCCGGGATTAGGTTCACCAACTCTAATCCATAAAAATCCTGCGTATGAAACAACCATACCAATGCCGTAGTCAGCGCCGTTGTTATAGTCACCAACATAATTAAAGGGCATTGGACCTGTAGGTCCGGTTGGTCCAAGTTCACCTTGTGGTCCTTGAATACCTTGAAGTCCTTCTGGACCTGTAGGACCAAGTTCACCTTGTGGTCCAGTTGGACCAACATCTCCTGTTGGACCTGTTGGACCAGTATCACCAAGTGCACCGGTTGGACCTTGAATGTTTCCAGCATTATCCCAAGAAGAACCGGTCCAAACATAAAGCGTTCCATTAACTAAATAACTATCTCCAACATCACCTGTTGGGTGTGCATTAGTTAATTCAACGAATGTGTTGTAAGAACCAAGTAAAGATAAACCTTGTCCTATAGGGCCGGTAGCACCAGTTGGTCCAGTATCACCAGTTGCTCCAGTTGGACCAGTTGGTCCAGTATCACCAGTTAGTCCTGTATCTCCTGTGGCACCAGTAGGTCCAGTAGGGCCCACATCTCCTTGAGCTCCAGTCGGTCCAACTTCTCCTTGTAATCCTGTGCTTCCTGTAGGACCCGTAGGTCCAGTAACTGTACTTGCCGCACCTGTTGCTCCTGTTGCTCCTGTTGGTCCTTGCTCACCTTGCAGACCAATTGGTCCTTGTGGTCCAGTTGGACCTTGAATGTTTCCAACGTTTTCCCAAACATCATTTGCTATATCCCATACATAAAGGTTTCCATTTACAAGATAACCTTCACCAGCATTACCAACTGGATGTGCTGCAATAAGAGCAGCTTCGCTATTGTAAGAACCAAGTATATTTATACCAACACCGGCTGGGCCTGTTGGACCAGTAACACCAGGAACACCAGTTGCACCTGTTGCTCCTGTTGCACCAACTGGACCTATTGGTCCTGTTGCACCTTGCGAACCAGTTGGACCTGTTGGTCCACGTTGTCCTGTTGGTCCTGTTGGACCTGTTGCACCAACTGGTCCAGCTACAGTAGATGCACTACCCGCAGGTCCTGTTGGTCCTGTTGGTCCTGTTGCACCTTGAGAACCGGTAGAGCCTGTAGAAACCGTTACTTGAACTGGCGCTGATGGCGTTACTATAATTTCATCAGACATCAATCAGTAACCTCTCTTTCGCAGAATATTTGTCCGCGAATATAAGTTTGTTCAAATGTTGAGTCACTTAATGAAGTGGCTTGTATATCCCAGAATGCTCTTACCGGTATACGTTGTGTTTGTTCTCTAGTTAATGACAAACGTAACTTCTTTGTAGGAGCGTCTTCTACAGTGATGTTAAAAGTTGCCCATAATGATGGAGAGCTAGGATATGTTCTAATTTGAGCTTTAAATACTAAATCATCAAAATTTGTGCTGTCTGGAAAATCAAATATTCCATACCAAGAGTCACCTTGTTGAAGGATAATGTCGTAAATTCCAGCTGTGCTTGGAAGAGGGGTTCTACCAGTCATATCATTTGGAAGGTATACACGCTCTGGACGACGCGAATCATCAATCTCTTGAGGCATGAATATCGGAACAAGTTTGTTAGTCGTTCTGCTTACTCTACGTAGAGTAGCAACCTCAATACGATGAATGCCTATATTTAAAGCAGCGCATAGCATTTTATACTGTTCCATGCGTTGTTGTATAAGATTTGTAAGCTGATGGTATCTCTCAGAACGCGGAATGGTCACGCCGTCTGGTGCAAAAATATTGATATCAAAAGCAGCGTCTGTGGCTAATGTATATAGACCCTCTATAGACGCAAGTATAGTTACTGGATACACCTCAACCTCAGGAAGCATGCCTAGAGTCATGGCTCTTCCATAGCTATCTGTTCTATTAAAAGTATGTTGAGTTACTGCAGTATTAACAAAATAGGTAATTTCTGAATCTGAAAAGTATCTAAATACGCTTCCTGTAACAGTTATAACAGAGTTAAGCGTTGGAGCAGTTACGAAGTGAATAACTCCGTGTTGAGCCTCAATAGTAAAGTGAGTTGGATTAGCTCTAGCAACACCGTTTACAGTTACTAGTAGTGTTGACGTATCAACGGGCTTGACTCCAAGAACAAAATCTACGGTACTTCCGTCACCTGTGAAAGTTTTCGTGAATTGTTTGGGTTGGTCACCAAGCTCCATACGGACCTTTGATACAAAGTCTGCAAGAGTTGCCACATTTACTCCTTATTCACGCATAACAGGCTACTCTAATGGTGCCGTGTAGCAGGTTTAAAAACTGGTTAAACGAAACAGCGGGCTACAAATAGCGCCCGCTGCCCCGCTTAATCGTGCGTTTAGAGAATCTGAGCCACGTATCCTTTTTCCTGAAGGTGCGCTGCAACGTCTTTAGTAACAGAATATTTGTTACCAACCTTAAACGTATAACTAGTTCCTGCACCTAAAGTCATGTTTTCAATGTCATCTGTAACACGGATAACTACTGTGTCGTTTCCAACTGCTCCAGTTGTTTTAACTTCATCAACTACGATAGTGGTTAGACGGTTTGGCTGTGTTGCGTCGATGATTTCGTTCTCTGCTTTAAACTGCGCTTCCGCAGTAGCTAGAGACATCTCACCTGCACGTTTTGATTGCTCTTCAGCAAATTCTTTAGCAAGGGCTTCTCGCTGGCGTCCTGTGTAATCAGTCGCCTTCGGTCTATTATTAGCCACGTTATATCCTCCGATTTAGTATCTGTTGTTTTTGGTTAGGGGCGGGTTTTTAGGCCCGCCCCCGAACTTTTTAAATTAGTTGGTTTCTGCAATAACTACAGCCTGGTCAGTAATTAGACCAAGACCGAAGATTGAGTACCAAGCAAGTGCATGCTCACGACCGAAGTCTAGAATACCGCCATCGCGGAGTTCAACTGGAAGTGAGATTGCGTGACCGAATGCGTTATCTCCAATGAAGATAGAGTCATAGCGGTCTGAACCACCGTTACCGGTGAATTCAGCTGGGGTAATGTAACCGCCGCCTGCTGTAACTGTTGGAGTTGTAGCAGTATCGGCTGTGTAAGAAGTACCAGCACCACCAGCGACCTTGCGGACCTGAGTGGTTTCGATGAATACGCAATCGTATAGACGACCGATTTCACCAAGCATGAAGTTTCCAGGAGCGGCGTACTTCGTTACTTCGATGAACTCAGGAACGTCACGTAGACGACGTGATTGGTGAGGGTGAACGAATGCCACATAGGTCTCACCTAAGCGTGGAATGTTCTTTGTTGACAAGGTCTCAACTGCATCCTTGACTACGTGAGGAGTCATGTTGAATGCACCGGTCATGCTTGCACGAGATGTGCCTACAGTTCCGTAGCCGTACCAGTCATTTGCAGCTGAGAGACCTGAACGGTCTTCGCCGTAAATCTTGGATGTTGCTGAGTAGAGAGTGTCGCGGCTCAACTTATCAAGATAAAGAGCCATGTTGCGTCCTAGAAGACGTGAAGCAGAAGCCATAACGTCATCGAAAGAAGCATTAAGTAGTAGCTCAGAAACTGCAAGAGCATATCCATGCTCAGATACAGTGATTGAGAACTGTTGCGCTGTTAGCGCGTTTGTCTGCATACGTACGCCTTCGACAAGTGCGTTAGCAAAGCCGAGGTTGTTGTAACGTAGGAAGTTGATTTGAAGACCAGGTGCAACACCAAGTTCAGTCTTCTTGACTGCAAATTGCTCAAAGCGAAGGATTGGCATAGCCTGGAAAAGGATTTCCTTTGACCAGATTTGCTGAATCGCTTGAGTCAACTGTGTGTTAGTACCTGAGTAGGCTGTTGGGGCTGCGGCTAGATTGCCGGTACCCGTAATACCAGATGCCATTTAGTTATACTCCTTAGTTGGAATTTGGATTTGGGGGTTTAGCCGAACAATCCCGAGCCTTGACCTTGAGCTTTTGGACTCAAAAGTCTTTGGCGATATTTTGCGTATTCGTTCATCGGCATAGCTGATATTTCATCAGCTGTAAAGTTACGTTGCTCCGAATTAATGTCCAGTGGTCCGGTTGGAGGCGCTGTTACGCGACTTCCAGTCATTTCTTTGCGAGCTGACTGCATAGCCTGCTGCGCAGATTCTAAAATACGAGTTGAACGGTCTTTTAGACTTTCAATACTCGCGTTAATCTCGTCTTGGGTGTTTCCCGTAACAAGGTCCAAAAGTTCGGGAATAATTGCTTCCCGTTCTTCCTCCAGACGTTGCTGGCGGAAATTTTGAATCTCAGCAAAAGTCTTTTCTCGCTCCAATAGAGCAAAGGCGCGTTCGCGCTCCTGGCGCTCACGCTCCAACTGTTCAGACCATTCTGTTTCCTTCTTTTTAAGAAGTTCACGAACGTCTAAATCAGCTTCAAGGCGAAGACGCTCTTCAGCATCTTGTGCCTCTTTCTCTGCTTGCTTGGCCGCAAGTTCCGCTTCTCTCTGTTGCTTGATTTCCTCAAGCTCAGATTTTAGCTTTTCAATTTGCGGATACAACTTGTCTTTCTCTTGACTACGAACTTTTGCTAAATCATCGTCTGTATAAAACTTGGATGATTCGGCAGTTTTTGTAGCCTTAACAGTTGGCGCGTCAACGCCAGCGTCTACAATAGTTGGAGCTTGGTTTGCTTCAGCTTCAAAAGCTTCAGCAAGCACTTCTGATTGAGTTTCCATATACGTCCTTTATGTTCTCTGGGTCTTTTTTCGAATGAGGTTTTACCCTCGTAGCACAAATGACCGTCTCTTGGTTTTACACATACATTTTTCCGCGTTTTACAAAAAATTTCAGCCTATAGTGCTTTATTTTTCGTATTCTTCTGGTACACGACGTTGTGGAATCTTTGTTCCATAAGCTTCGGTTACTAGTCTAGAACGGATACTTTGTTCACCCATTTGTAGTCCTGCGACTACATCTCCGTCCAACAATGGTGTCTGAGCAGGAGAGCCTCCGCCAGCAGCCATACCCGCTGCTTGCTCAGGTGAGAGCGGAGCAGCAGAACCGTCAGGTCCTGGGACCATGCCTGTTAAGGTCATAATCTCATTAGCGATTTCGGTTTGAACAAGTTTAAGTGCGCCGTCTGCCTTGGCGTCGTCAATAAGCTCTTGTCTAATTTCTTGAATTTTTTCTGCAGGGAACTCTTCACCAAGAGCTCTAAGTGCACCTTCTTTAGACTCTAAGCCTAGAGATAGCATAGATTGAATTTCGTTAAGAATAATAAGTTTATCTAACGGTAATGGTGGTGGAAAATGTACGTAGGTTCTGTAAGTATCTGGGTCGTTAGGGTCTAGCTGAAGAAGCTGGTCTGGCTTAGGAACTGTGCTGTTGTTTGGATTCCAAGTAAATGTTTCTGGCTCTTTAACAGCTAGGTTACGAAGAATAAGCTCATTTACTCGTTCTAATCCGTATGCGTATTGAACAATTTTTTGATGATAGCGATTCATTAAAGGTTGAAATTGGATAGCTAGTGCTACACCAGAAGTATTAGAAATAGGTTGTGATTGACCTAAAGCAGTTTCTGGAACACCAGTCATTTCGTGCATAGCACGTTTTAACATAGTCATGTAATCCATAGCGCCTTTAAGGCCTTGTCCGCCACCTTCTAGGTTCTCTACTCTTGCGTCCTTTGGTAGACCGCCCCAGACCTTGTTAGCGCCCTTTTCCAATTGTGAAGCTTTAGCACCAATAATTACTGTGACGGGAGCAGCGTGGTAATTAATAATGTCAGCAATATCTGTTGCAGTTTCGTTATAAGCACGGTTTAAGGAAATCATTTCATTACAGTCAGATAGTCCCCAAGGAGAGCCTGAAATTCTAATGTTAGGCATATGTACTACAGGAATAGTTCCAAGTGGATTAGGACGAGAATCAATTAGCTCGTCATTAATATACTCTTCAATAACGTCATCAGTTAAAATTTCTGTATAGGTGTAAACCTGTCGTGTACCTTCTAGAGATGTGCCCCAGAAACGATACTTGAGTTTAAACCGAATCAAACGGTTGCGGTCATGTGGGTGAAACTCTGGGAAACAGAAAGAAGAGTTTAGCGGCAAAATACGAACACGGCCGGGGTGTTGCATACCAGCTGGGTCTACCCACGCTTCTTCGTACGCTACCTTAACAAAACAATCTCCAGATACAGAACCTTGTTGTCCAATTTCCCAAAGTACTGTTGCTTTGTTGTTATCTACTTCCCATACACGTTCAAGTAAATCAGGAACAATAGCTTCTGTTGCTTTAGGACTTCTATATTGGACACCTTTGCTAAAAGTAAAATTAATAATAAAATCTGTAATTGCTCTATAGTAATTGAATACCATTTGAGGCTCGCCCTGTTGGCGGCGAAAAGATGTATGGTGGCCTAGGTACATTGCCCAGTTAAGAGAATAACGATTTAAACGCGGACCATGAACTTCAAATTCTTCATCAGCAAGTTCTACTAATCCCAAAGGGGATATGGATATGGTTAAGTCAGATGAGGCGGCCCTATAACTAGGGGGTGAAAAATCTATGCTCACCTAAAATCCTCTCATTCAAATACTTAACTACCGTAGTTTAGCATTAGTTTGCTAACTTTCGGAACCACCTATTTTGCTATTGGTCGATTTACTGGTTTATTAACATCTTTTGTTACTGACTTTTTAACTGATTTAGTAACTTTCTTCTTTTTAAAAGCTTCAATTTTGTCGGTTTTTTCTTGTGCTACGTCCCTATTTTTAGGGTCAATATCTTTTTTAGAATCTACAAACTTCCCACCCATTTGAACATACCGAGAATGAACCCAGTGAGCTGATGCTGGGGATTGTTTTGAAAATCTAGTTTTTGCCTGTGTGGTAATCATGTTCCAAAGTCTAGGGTTGGCAGGGAGTTGTTTAGGACCCTCTTGAACTTCTTTACCTTTGATTAACATTTATTATCCTCAATGCAGGGAATCCTGCCCCCTCAGCATGGTGGGACGCTGGAAGGGGGCAGGAAACTTAATTAGTCCTGAACTACTGCTGGGCTTACACGTGATTGGCGAGCGCCGTTACGTGTAACTTCTTCAATTGTTGGTTCTGCGTAATCTTGGAAAGAACCGTTTGAAAACTCTTGAAGAAAATCTGTTGCTTCAATCCAAGAAGCTGAACCTACGTGAGCACGTTCCTTCATAGTTTCTTCAGCTGGCTTAGTGTGAACAGGTGCATTACGATTTGGACGGCCTGCCGCTGGTGTGTAACCCTGCGCAGCTCCGTTTGCAAATTCTTGTGGAACATCGGTATCGGTTCCGATACCTTCTTGAAAACGTAAAGGTCCGCGTTGTCCTGGGACAGCGCTTGCCATTTTACGGTCGTAAGTGTTTCCAGAGCGTTCTGGAACTTGTGGTGTTGGGGCAATTGCCATGTTTATTACTCCTTTAAAAGGTTGAGGCCTCAGTACAAGTGTCTTATTAAAACGTTAATTTTTCAGGATAAAGTCAAATCTATCTGAAAAATGGTGACGACGAGACCTCAACCTGAGGCATTGTAAGGTCCATAGTTAGAGAGCAGGCAATAGCCAAACTATCAGCATAGTCGTCGTGGGCATGGGCTTCTTCTGGGGCATGAGCTAAAAAGTTAGGCCCAGTGAATTTAGTTTCTAGGTCTGTCATCTGTTGGTAAAACCTTTTCCAAGTTCTAAGTCTTCTGGTTTTAGCATGGGCTGGCCATCCAATAAGGCGCCTATCAATTAGAGTTTTAAGGTGTTTCCAACGTTTAGATTGCTCAGGTTGACTGCTTCCAATTGGGTATACCTCAGCTCTAGGTAATAGCAATTTTAATCTTTGAGCAACCGCGTCACCCACACCGCCCGAGTCAACTCCGACAGCTAGCACATCATAGCTACCTAAGAAATTAACTATTTGAAAGTACTGGTCTTCCCAGTCCTCACTTTGGATTTCTAACCAGTTTAAAATTCTATGGTCAAAGTAACCAAATTCATCTGGCCTATCCCAATCAACCCAAACAACTGTAACAACTGTAGAGTCCACTTTTCTAGCTG